TGATTGGGATGAACTGCGAAAAACCAGAACTCAGGAAGAATTTAATGCAATCTATACTGATTGGTCAATTAGACAGGATCAGAGGAAAAAAGTTCAGGCTGAGATAGACCAAGTCAAGAAACGAGAGCAAGAAGAAAATGTGATCAAGTTTCAACAGCATATGAAAAACGAATTTGATAATATGTTGGACAAAATTCCAGAATGGAAAAATGAAAAGGTCATGGCGGATGAAAGAAAAGAAGTCGTTGCATATGCTAAATCTGCAATGGGTTATACTGATGATGAGATAGCTAATGCTGTTGATCACAGGGCAATTGTCGCATTAAGGAAAGCTATGAAGTACGATAATCTTATGAAGAAAAAACCAAACTTAGTGAAGAAAGTTAAGAAAGCACCAAGGATGGTAAAAGCAGGAACTCCTAAAACTAAAAATGAAATTGTAGCTAATCAAAATAAAAAGGTTAGAGACAGGTTCATAGCAAACAGCAGTATCGATAATGCTGTTGAGTTGCTACTTAATAAAAAATAGCCAAATAAGGAGAAGTTAAAATGGCACAATTTACCACAGCTAATGCGGTAGGTGAAAGAGAAGATCTCTCCGATATTATTTATCGGCTTGACACTACAGAGACACCTTTTTTCTCTACAGCAAAGAAGACTACTGTAAAATCAACACTAACTGAATGGCAAGTTCAGGAGTTGGCTACAGCAGATCAAAACTCAGTCAATGAGGGTGCAGATGCAAGTTTTGCAACACCAACAGCGACTACAAGATTAACTAACAATACTCAAATCTCAGTCAAAGACTTTCAGATCTCTGGAACATTAGAGGCTGTTGATAAGGCAGGTAGAGACAGAGAAACCGCTTATCAGAAAGTCCTAAAAGGTCTTGAGTTAAGAAGAGATGTTGAGAAGATTGTTACTGATCTTAACGTAGCAAAGTCTGGATCAGATCCTAGAAAATCAGCTACATTTGTAACATTTATTACAAATGGTGATGCTTCACCATCAGACATTTCTTTTGGAACTGGAGATGGAGCAAACAGTTGTGATTTAACTGGAACTGAAGAAGCTCTTACATTAGCGAAGATTGACAATGCTATGCAACAGGCATGGGATGATGGGGGTAACCCAAGAATGTTACTTTGTTCCTCAACAAACAAAGCCAACATCTCAGACTTGTCACAGGCAGGTACAAATCTTGTAACAAACCAAGTTAATACATCAGCAAATACTGCTCCATCATTTATTGGTGCGGTAAGTGTTATGATGAATGACTTTGGTACACTAGACCTTACAATGAGTAGGTTTATGTCAAATAATAAGGTTCATATTATTGATCCTGATCATATTATGATTGGTAATCTTGATGGAAGAAATTTCATTGAAACAGAGTTAGCCAAAACTGGTGATAGCTTTAAGCACCAAATTATATATGAGTGGACATATATGCCGACAGCACCGAAGGCTCATGCCTCTGTGATCGGTCTTAATGGATCATAATAATCATAACTGGGGAGGTTTCGGCCTCCCTATTATAAGGTCAGTATGAAAAGATTAATTGAAAAAAACCCTTACTCAAAAAAAGAAATCTGGATGCATGACAACCCAGATGGGGGTTACACTATTGAAGAAAAACAACATATTAAGTCAGTTCTTGAGGCCAACAAAATCAGGCAAAATGAATTTAGAAAAAACAGTTTGATTGGCAATACTCAGAGGCATTGGCAACAGGTGGCGGAAATACCTTCACTTGTTTACATGGATTTGATGAAAAAGTTTGGTGATCCAAAGAAAGATCCAGATGCCCAGAAAAAATGGAAGAAGTGGCTCAATGATATTGATAACAGATATTTTAGAACAAATGGCGGTAAAGTATGAGTATATCAACTTACAGCGAGTTAAAAACAGCAGTTGCTAATTTTTTAGCTAGAACTGATTTAACCGATCAAATACCAAATTTTATTCAACT